TTGAAGCTGGTGGGCATTGCGGTTGTAATCGAAATAGGCATCTCAGTTCTCCAGTAATTTTACAAGTTCCGGGTGCCCAGCGGCGCGGAAACGGTTCATCAAAGTAGTGTTGTTAGAACGAATTGCTTGATGCATCGCCGCTACTAACACCGTCCTGATCTGGTCACGGTAGGCTTCAGCCTGAGCGCAAATCGCCGGGTCTGAGCTTCTACCAATGTAGATAATCTTGTCCAGTGCACCCTCGGCCAGCTCTTCAGGCGTAAAGCCTCGGCCCGAAACGGAGGATGCCTTGATGAGGCCTAGTGCTGCGCCGCCTGATGTGCTGAACATCAGAACACCCTCACTTTGACTTGACCATCGCGGTACATATCCTGACGCAGCTTGCCGTCGCCAAGGTTCTTCAGCAGCTCAATAGCCTGCACGTACAGCTTCTCGTAGTTCGCCACCACGTCAGGCTCGCCTTTCTGGAAGCGGATGGCTTCTACCAACGCACCGTTGAGTAGTGCTGAGTCGAACTCATCGCCCAGCCACGTAGTACCTGCAGTCACAATAGACTCGGGGTAGTACCCGAAGTGAATCTCTGAGGCGTAGTTGGCGTTGGGTGTTGGCCCTACAAGGAACGTGTTCTGGTCAAATATAGCGTAGTGCTGTGGCTGCCCCGTGGATGCTGCACTTGGGTATGCCTCACGGATAAAGTTCACATCTTTGTTCAGGAGAAATATGTAGTCCCCGTCACCGTCGATCACTGCCAGTGAGTACACGTACAGCATGTTTGAAGGCATCGTCAGGTACTTGTTACCCAACGTGAACGAGCCCGTCTGATTCTTACGCAGCGCCGGAAGCTCTACAGTCGCATACAGCTTCTGTTCGGCTTGCTTAGTGAACATCGCAAGCTGATCTTCCGTGAACGTTTGCTCACAGATATCTTGGATGTTCTGCTTCAGCTCAACATAGTTCATACGTTATGCCATGGGGCCCATAGCCATAGTGCCCTTGGTAGCTGCACCGGTGCCGCGAATTTTCACGCCGCCACCTTTCTTCATGCCGTGCATGCGCTTCTCGTGTGCCTTGACCTCAGTCTTGGCAATCTTCTTCGCGCCGACGTCGCCGCCTTTCTTCATCTTGACCATCTTGGTGCCACAGCTGGACTTGCCTTTCATGGTGCCTCCTAAGTGATAACTATCTTTACCGAGCCAATTGCCGGGATAAGCGCAGGGGTCGATACCGGCAAAGTAAGCTCTCTACTCTGCGGGTACCCAGTGAAATCGGGTCTTGGGTTACGAATAGCTTGCGGATCACTGACCGGATACTCGCCTAAATGCAGCTGAGGGTGGTCGGGGTTCCAGCATTCCGTACACGCAAGTATGTTCGTATTTTTGCCCTTGATAATCAAGACTTGCAGGTCGCGCAGCTTGTATCGGAAGCCGCACACATCGCACTCCGATATTGCCTTTTGACCTGAGGCGAACCTATTGGTCACGGCTTACCTCGGGAACATGACACGCGGGACGAAGCGAACCGCTGCCTTTTCACGATCTTCGCCAGCAGCCAGTTCAAACTGACGTTCATACTCGGTCTGCAGCATTGGAATGCGCTGCATCAAGTCAGGCTCCTTCTGGGCGATATAGTACGCCAAACCTGCCACGAGGGCAGGGAAGAACCTGAAGTTCATATCCGGCGTCTGCACCCCTGCCCCAGCATCCTGAATACGCCGTAGGCGCCAATAGATCATCTGGTAGTATGGGGCGAGCAGGGTGCCTTGGTCAGGCACCGGCCATACGGTGACAGTGGGGTTGTCCCGGCCTCGGTCAATATAAACCTGAATCGGGCGCCCCTGCGTCTGCTTGTTGGGGATGCTTGAGTACGTGGACACGCTGATACGCGAGATACTGAGGTCAGACTGCGTTGAGTAGTTACCCGCGCCCGTACGTATCACGTGCTCTAGCAGGTCGATGGTGTTGTCCGGGAGGTTATATGTGGCGGTGCCTTGAACAAGGTTAATAGACCCCTGCTCGATGGTCCACATGTTGATGCCACGGTTCTGCCACTCGATCGTCAGCAGGTTCATCGAACGACGCGCAGTACGCAGGTCGTAACCACTGCGCATTTCCCGTCCAGCACGCTCCCACGCTTCCTCGGCTATTTCCGTGAAGTCCATGTTGAATGCGTATGTGCCGGACGTCGTCATCGCTATTTCCTGTACGCCGCAGTCTTCTTGGCGACCTTCTTGGGCTGTGCTACAAACTGCTTACCCTGCTTCTTGCCTTCTCGCTTCGCTTTCGTAGTGGCTGCGTATTCCGCAGGACTCAGCGCCTTGATGGCCGCCTCGGGCAGGTACCGCTCACCAGTCTTACTCGACGGTTTGCCTGACTTGGTCCGCCATTTCTGGCCAGTCCAGCTATCAAGGCTTTTTTGAGGCTTCGCTTTTGCCATTACTTTTTCTTGGCTTTGCCGCCGCGCTTCATTGCTGCAGGGGCTTTTGCCACACCGCCGCGCTTCATGGCCGCAGGCATTGCCGTCATACCACCGCCACGCATGGGTTTAACTTTGCCACCGTCTTTCATCGGCATCGGGGCATCAGTCATGCCGCCGCGCATCATCTTTTTCTTGGCTCCGCTCTTCATTGCGCGAGGTTTCATTGCCATGGGTCAGTCTCCTTTTGCGATTAACGACGAGCGTTTCATACTCGTCATGAGGGTAAGCCGCATAGTATCCTAGGGCCTCTAACCTGTCACTAGCAGTGACAACGAGTCTTAGGTCCTGTATGAACACCATACAGTATTCTTGGGGGGCAGCACTTTCCCAGTCATTATCACTAAGAAAATCTAGCTCTGCCTCCTCCGCGCCGTAGTCTGGGTGAAACTGCATGCAGTGTAAGGACGCATACTTTTCGTTCAGCTCAACAATAAACGCACTAAAGTCGTCTATGTCGGGGATAGCATAGGTGCTAACAATGATAAGGTCTTTGTTGAACCCGTAAAAATCACGACAATGACGGATAACATCTGCTTCAAAATCGTCTGATTCGACAACGAGGACCCTGTCCTCACGCCACGCCTTACGAGCGTAGGGGCATGGTGGTATACCCTTCAGGTGCTTGCTAGGAAGCTCAAGAACCTCCCTAGACCAGCTGCGAAGGTCTTGCTCAATCGCGGTAGCCACCACCAGCGTCCTTGTATTTTTTTGCCAGAAGCTGTGCCTTGCGGGCTGACCACTGCCCTGCCTTCGTACCCTGCGTGGCCGCGCCTTTCACTTGATTAAACAAGCTTTTGCGGAGCTCGGGCTTGGTGTAGTTACCGGCCTCATTGACCTTCGACTTCACCTTGCCCCCCTTCTTGAGTGCAGCGCCCGGCAGCTTCTCGGGGTTAGTGGCCCCCATGCCTCGGCAGGACATCATGGCTTACACCATCTTGCCTTTGGTGTGGCCTTTCTTACATATGCCATCTGCACGGGTTACGCTACCGCCTTTCTTGTAGCCTTTGGCCATGCCACCTTTTGCCATCATGGCGGGGCCAGACCCTTTCATATCCATACGCTTGCGTGGGGACATCATCTGCATGTTCATCATTTCTTGGCTCCTTTAGCTTTGCGCTTGTCGGCGCTACTGAAATCTTTGCCAACTGCCTGTGGGACACCTACTTTTGCGGCAAACTTTGGGTTGTTTGCCACGGCGGCCATGAACTTGCGCTGGCGTTTGGTTTTCGATGGCATGCTACACCATCCGGCCCTTAGTGTGGCCCTTGGTGCATATACCGTCCGCACGGGTCACACTACCACCTTTTGCAAGGCGCTTGACCTTGCCGGAGTACTCTCGGTTCATCTCCATGCGATCACCTTCACGGGCCTTGCGGACCATTTCGGCTGTCTCCTCACGGGTCAGTTTGCGCTTAGGGGCGTTCCTGCTCGGGGGCGGCGCTGTATCGGGCAGTGCTTCCATGTTTACTGCGTCACTCGGTCGTCTCGGCATTGTCTAATCCTCAGCAATTCCAAGCCCTAAGGCTTTTATTTATGCGACTATTCGGGTCATTCTTGGCTTTTTCGCCGGTATTTTTGGCCTTCATCCCTTCCATCCGGGCACAGAATGACTTCCTGCGTCCGGCGTCTTTCTTGGTTTTGGGCTTCGGCGCGGGGGGTTTCAGGTTCATACCTTCTGCCTTAGCAGATGCACGGCCCTTGGCGTTCAAGCCGCCCTTGGGGTTTTTACCTTCCTTCCTAGTCCACGCCGGAGACTTAGCCACAGAACACCGTTATCTTAGTAACTTCGGTCAACGTCAACACCGCGAAGTCGGTTACGCCGCTACGTGTAGTGAGCACCC